GAACAAAAATGTTTGGTTTCAGGTACCGGTATGCTCTAAGGAATGCCTTCTTGAATGTACTGAAAGGTGTATTACTACGCCTTCCAATATATTTTTTGAAAACACCCTTAAGGAGTACTGGTGCATGAGACAAGGAAACCGATATTTCTCTACAAGATTGAGGAACACGTCTCCATTGCGCTAACGATGCGCAGCGGAGGTATTCTTCAGTCAAGTATTGATTTAAAGGTTTCCCTGTACCAGACATATTAAGACGAGATGCGTCAACAAAATCCAAACCGTCAGACAAACTTTCATGGGCTTTCCGTACTATCCTAGATCCAAGGAACTGGGATGGTGCAGAGAGCCTACCTTTTAGTTGAAAGATCTGAGTGAGCCAATCTTCTACTTTCTTTGGACTGGGCTTCAATGCAAAATCCCCTAAAAACTTTTTAAACCCGTTGGAAAAACGGGCCCAAATTGTTGATAGAGGCAAAGAAGTCTTAGTCCAATGATAGAATTGGGAAACGTCTATATAGTGCTCTAAGGAATCGCAAGGGAAAAAGCGCAACATACGGATTATGTTACGTCTGGCCCTACGACTCCCTAGAGGTCTTGCACTATATGGACACTTTCCCAACTGAGAATTGGCCCACCTGATCAAAGTTTTGTGCTTAGGTGGAACGGACCTTAATTTGGTAGGTAGACCTATACCCCCCAACTCCCTAGGGAGATACGGAGAGAAACCCATTCGACGCCACTTTGTAAGAGCCCTTGAGTGAAACCGTTTGAAGATTTGGTTAATGAGACCAAATTTTCTCGGAAAGCATTCAAAGGCTTTTGCAAAGGCATCGGCTGGATTTCCCAATGCATCTCCCAAAAGGAAAGTAAGGGGACATAGGGATTTGGCACGATGGGCCCACTTACGCGGTTGGCCGGTGAAATACTCCTCGCAAAAAATCCCTTTGTTGATTTCATAGGACTTTCTGTTGAAACGTTTGCTGGAATGCATCCGTTTCTTCATAAGTCCTCTGTCAGCAAAGAAATCTTTTGCGTGATTTATCTCACCACCAACTGCGTTGATGAATTCATCGTACCTAGTACTTTCTGCACTTGTTAGACTTGCGAGGAGATCATCCCCACAGATCAAACAGATGTATAAAGCACGCCTAATTACCGTCTTAAGGTTCATTCCATCTTTATGTATCGCCCAGCAGATAGCGCAAAAGTTAATAAAGCATAATATAGCCCAAGACAACGGCTCGCCCATGAGAATACCATTAGTTGTAACCTCCTTCTGCAATCCTTCTACAAAAATCTTTTGGGGCTCCTTCAACGGGGCCTTACTTCGAAGTTTGTAGATCTTTTGCATAAAGAGGTGCCAACCATAGGCATTCTCAAGGCCAGCCTTCTTAGTCTCTTGGTAAGAGAGGAGGTAGATCCCCAAACCATGGGGGTCCTCTTCTTTAGCCTTATCAGGAGGTAAGGGGTTGTATGGACCATAGAACGCTTTAATAACTCTTGCGTCATCACTATCCATTCCCAGCCAACACAAAAGGTGATCGAGGATAATTCCGCACGGTTCGAATTTCAATAAGTCAG